TTTAGCTCTCCTTTTACTATTCGTTCTCTTTTATTTAACCTGAACCGTCACCGTCACCGTAACCGGAACCGTAACCGTCACCGTAACCGTCACCGTAACCGGAACCGTCACCGTAACCGTAACCGTAACCGTCACCGTAACCGTCACCGGAACCGTAACCGGAACCGTCACCGTAACTTTCATTTATATTGTTTACATTTTCCATTCTTTTACGCTTTCAATAGATTTTTTAGCTTTTTCAGTAACGTCTAAAATTTCAATTGCTTGTAATAATTCAACCCTATCAACAGGCGCAGGAAACTTACATTCACTAGGTAAAGAGGTCCCATCTGTTGCTAATTGACTAAGAGATGCGGCTCCTTTCCAATACCATATTCTGCGAGCATTCCTTAAAACAACTTCTTGTCCATTTCTTGATTCTAGATATCCTGCAAAAACGCCAGCAGAATAGGTTCTACATATTACATATTTTAAAGAATCTGCTTTTTGTTTCTTTACATACTCTTCGCCATTAATCGTTATTGTTTCCATTTTTAGCTCTCCTTTTAATATTCGTACTCTTTGGCGCATTCACACCAATTAATACACGTTTTTTATTGTTATGATGATTAGTCTCAAGGAAAGTGATTTTCGCTGGTCCGTCTACTTCGACGGTTTCGCCTTCTCTTACTGTAAGGACTAAGTTACCTTGTTTGGTTGTCATTCTATTTTTCCATTATTATCTAAAGCATCATCAATAAACTCTAATAGTTTACTTGCATTATTATTTTCCATTAATATTGCTGGCTTAATATTTCCTAAAATAGGGATTGGCGTTTTTAACCACTCAACAATTTTCTTATAATCATTGAAATAGCAGTGAAGACCAATAATTATTTCTACGTTTGTTTCGTTAAGTTCGATTTTCATTTCAGTAGTATTCCTTTTTTTCAAAGTAAGATTCTAATCTATTTAATTCAGACAAGAATTTTTCCGTTTCTAATGCCATGAAATGTTCAAAAATAATTTCTGAAACTTCTTTTTTGTTTTTATCTGGTTTTAAATAATTAAGACCTCGCCACTTTATATCATCATCAAGTTTATATTTATTAATAAGAGCATTAAATTCTTTATGAAAGTTATCTTCTGTTATTCTTGCTTTTTTAGTTATTTGTGTTTGTAAAACATTGTTTAGGTTCATTTCAAAACCTCTAATTTTCTGCATCTAACTTTTGTTAAATTATTTATGTAAATATTTATATCAGATTTAAAAACACGACATTTTAAAATCTTTCCATTATGATAAGATAACGCATCTCCAATGGTTGGACTTAAGTGAAGACCATTTCCACATTCTATTGAATCATCATCAATCCAATCAGGGCACTCTACTATTCCTTCATATTTAATTTTATTTGTTTGAAAGTCACATAAGGTATCTCTTCTTACTGATTTATATAATATTATTGAGTCATCACAAAACTTTTGGCATCGATCAAAGAACCTTTCTTTATCATAAATAATTTCACTTGGAGTTTCTACAACTGTCGCTGTCGTATGTTTTAATTCAACTATTGGTTTAAATCCTCGAAAAGAAGCAATGGAATAATCTAATAATTTTTTAATAGTTACAGACGATAATAATACTGCGATCATTGAAAAATCATTTGCCTCAACGCTGGAGTTTCCACAAGCCAAAACGCTGGAGTTTCCACAAGCCAAAACGCTGGAGTTTCCACAAGCCACAACGCTGGAGTTTTCCCAAGCCTCAACGCTGGAGTTTCCCCTAGCCACAACGCTGGAGTTTCCCCTAGCCACAACGCTGGAGTTTCCACAAGCCTCAACGCTGGAGTTTTCCCTATTTAATCTAATAAATATTAATTCAGTCGATCTAATTTCAATTCGCGTATATTCGTCAAACGAATGTGGTAGAGCATCTAGTTGTGCTTGCGTATTAATTATAATTATATTCATTTCAATAACCTCACTGACTTACTCTCTTTATATTTAACCTCATGACCTTTGATGATTGAAGCAATGGAAAAGGACATTCCATTTTCTTCATACTGCAAATAAATATTATCTATTTCTTTTTGAAGTTCATTCTCGTTGCTTGCTGAGATAATACAATCAAACTGAGAGTCACTAGCTACAATGGTAGCAAATAGCTTTGCTCTTTCGCGTTTTGGTTTGTAATCAGCATCAACTGTTGTGAAATCTTCTGATTCTTTTACTGTCATTTCTTTTTCCATTTTCATTCTCCTTGTTAATTATTTTTACAATATCATTTCAAACTCTCTAAGTATTTATTAGCAAGATCTAGAAACTCATCAAATAAAGTAACGCTTGAGCCTTTTGATAGTTGCCATGACTTTATGGCTTTAATTAAAGTCTCTGTGTCTTTTTGTCCTAATTGTTCAAAGCTCATTCCTGATTTAAAAGATCCGAAATTAAATTTAAGACGATATGTTTTCCAGTCTCCAAAATCTTTATGTTCAATTGCATGATTTACGATTGGTTTTTCAATAGGTTGCTCCTGCACAGGTTTAATATTTGTGCCTGGGACAGCATCTCTGCTTATCTGTTTTTCCTGTGCAGGAGTAATAGTTTTAATTTCATTTTCAGCTTGTTCCATTTCCTCTGACGAATAAATACCACTAAGATCTTGAGGGAATGCTTTTCTCAAAGCCAAACATTCAGCAACTTTTGCAATCATTAACTCTGGCATTTTGACCCAAAAAGAAGTTAAATCTCCGTTCTTTTTTCTCGCTGCATAACTATTAAACTTTGCAACGGCCCATAGAGGTTCTTTGAAATCCGATCTTAGGACAGCAACTTTTGCAGCAATAGGAGGTTTTGAATCAATCCATACGTCTTTCCAATTACCATCTTCACCACACCAGAAAGGTCCGAGTTGCCCAGCATATTTTTCTGATCTATTAGCTATAACTCGAAACCCATCTACCCCTGTTTGAAAAGACATTATTTCACGGCCTAGATTAGAGTCCCATCTTTTTACAGCCCAACATTGTTTGGAAAAAGGGTCTAATCCTGTTCTATTTGCTGTATGAATAAACAATTGGAGTTCTGAGTCTGTAGCTCCTTTGCATATCTGATCTTTTAATAATTGTATTTTATCATTTGCAATAACTAGATCACTCATTTTTTAACCCCTATCTTTGGCTTAGCCACACCAATTTTTATTGAATTTCCTTGAATAAGACGACAACCAGGTATTTCTTTGCCTTCTTTTAATTCATTACTAATTTGCATTTTATTGATAGTTTCAGTGACACTGATTTTTCGATAATCCTCTGGTACTAAAGCCTCATTCCAGACATCAACCTTTGGTGGATTTTTACGCAATGTAATTGATTTTAAGTCTCCCGATAGGCTTGTAATGTTATTTTCAGATAGGGCCAGCTCTAGATTAGAGTTAAGTTTTTTCTCTACCTTGCTTAAACCGTCTAGGATGCCGCCTAGAGCGTTTATTTGTTGGTTGTAGTATTCGCGAAGGGCATCGATTCTCTCAAGCGCCATCGCTGTAATATCTACGCTTAATTCTAATTCTTTGAGGTTATAGTTACTATAGCTGATTATTTCTTCTATTTCTTTGGTGATCTCACCGCCTGAGTCGATAAGACGTTTTTCAATCTCATCGGCGAAAAACATAGAATCAGATATTATAGCTTTTAAATTGGATGTATCCATAGACCGAATTCCTTTCGTTATAGTTTTATGATTCTTATACTATTTTACAAAATAATGTAAAGAGAAATTACAACTATTTAAAATTCTTTGTTAGCGCCACTATCGCGAATTATTTAAATGTCCCCAACTTGTCCCCAACTAAAAAATAATAAGCTTTAATAATAAACAACTAAAAGAATTAGTTCATTGTCTAAACTATAAATTTTTATTCTTGGTAGGAAATTATTTTACAAATTTTAGATTATAGTAGAAGTTGTGATTAGAAAAAACAAAAGGGGCTTATAACCCCTTAAGTTGATACAAGCTGATTATGGACGAATCAGATTGCACCTCGGATAACTCCGATAAGTTCAATTAACAACTCCTAGTCATAATTAGCAAGTATTTTTTTAACCTAAAGCAATTTATTGCAAAGGTTACATGGTAGCCAAAAACCTATTTATTCAAGGACCGCATTTGAGCGGCTAATTAAGAGTCCGATGCGAAAGCATGGCAATGGACCGCCCAGAAGAAACATCTGTGTGCTGTGGCAAGATAGGGGGGACAGTGGTGTTCGAGGTGGGACCTCGGCCCATGATGTGCTTTGGGAAAAGCTAGGTCCACCATGTTTCTAAAAGAGAAACCGTAAACCCCAATACTCAGCTTATCCTAACGATGGCTTTGAAAAGTAACTCATTCTCTTTCCTATCCCTTTTTTACTTATTAAAGGGGGTAGGGGGGATTTTGCTCAATATCTAGCTAAGCCTTCAATGGTTTTGAAAAGTTTAAAGAAAGGTTTGTATGGGAGAAATGAAAAGTTATCATAAAAAGAGACAACATAAATTAGCATCATGCTATAAAATTAATAAAAATTCTTCTGAATGTTTAGTGAGTCTAGAGACTAAGAAAAAGCATTGGAATCAAAACTATAGAATTAGACGATCACGAAAACCAATTGTTAAACCTGATCTAGATGCGATTATGGAAGAGGCTTTGAAAAGAGTTTAAAATTAAATTGGCTCTCAAATTAAACAACCCCACCGGAGGTATCATTAAATGAATATATTACAAAATTATATAGAAATAATTGAAGTTTGTAAGGATTTAAATCTTACAATTAATGATGCTAAATTAATATATTTAATAGGAACATCTAATAATTTTTTAGAGATAAAGCAGAATGAAATTGCCAATACATTACGGATTTCAATTCCAACAATTAGAAGATCAATAAATAAACTTGTTAAAAGAAGAATCATTATTAGAAAGTATGGTTTATTTAAAATATGTAGTTTATCTATAGATAAAAAATTCATTGAGATGATGTATTAGATTGATACAGAGATTTAAATAGTGTTTGACTAATGTTCGACACAGTGATATATTATAAATATAAGCAATTAAGCTTAAACGGAAGGAATACCGGATATGAGAAATAAACACATCTTTTGTTGTAATTGTGGATACGAAGGAAAACCTAAAAAAGAGACACCAGGGTCTTTGATAATTGAAACTTTACTTTGGTTTATGATGTTAGTTCCAGGACTGATTTACTCGATATGGAGAATGTCCTCAAAGTTTCATAAATGCCCTCATTGTAATAGTAAGAATATTTTACCTTCTGATTCTCCTATGGCAAAACAAGTAAAGAAATCAATGTTGATAGCTAATTAATAGAGAGGAATTCTAACATGACAGAGAAAAAATATTCAAAACTTATAGATCTTTATAGGCAAAATAGAAATATCGATTACGCAATATTATCCGTCACAACGAGTGATTTTACTATAAATAACATGAGAAAAGAAGATTGCTTAAAATACTTATATAATATGCAAATCATTCTTAATGAAGAAATAAAACGACTTGAGAAGGAGGATTTTTAAAATGCAAGAGACAACAGTATTTAATAAGAACTGGGAAAGAATTGCTAGAATAAATAATATAGAAAAAGCTCTATCAGTTTTAGTAAAAGAATGTAAAGCCGATGATAAATCAGAATTAGACAATGCCTATCATCTAGTATTTCAAGATCTAATGGCAAAACTATTAGATCTTAGAAATGAGGATCTATGATCATGAAACAAACAGAACGTATTGCTTTAAGAATTACCATTGAAGAGAGACTTGAGCTTGAAAAGAAAGCTAGGAATCTAGGTTTAACTTTGAGCGAGTATATTAGATCAATAGTATTCGGAAAGAAGATTAGGATTAAAGCTGTTTAAATTTACAACTCCATTTTACAAAATAATCAATTCTACTAGTATTTAAGCAATTAAACAATGCGCGTCAATACTTACTCAGGCTTATTATTATGTTTTTCAATCAATTCATCAAGACTATCCATGAGCTCTCTGAGAGCTATTCTAGCAAAGTCTTGTATTTTAAGTCTTGAATCTACTTGTTTAAGTTTCTTCTTTACTAGAAGCCATCTCTGTAGTTCTAGATAGGTAAAACAGATATGAATAGGATGCTTAATTACTTCTCTTTCGATGAAAGCAGTATCAAGAGATTCGATCGATTTAATTGATTTAAGTGTCTTTAAATTTGTCATATAAATTATAAAAACAAATTAACTTGATTTTGTAAACAATAATTGAAAATATCTGTTTATTAAAAGAGGTATCAAATGAAAATAGGAATCATAGGCGTGGGAGTCGTTGGTGGTGCTCTTGTTAAATGGATCATATCAAATACTAAACATTCCATTGCTCGTTGGGATCCATTTATAGGATTCAATGAAAGTCTTGTTGGTTGTGATGCTATTTTTATATGCATTCCTGTTAAGCCATCAGAAAATGGACAAGACATTTCAGAACTAGAATCTACCGTTAAATTCGCAAAAGATTTTACATCTAATGTATTCATTAGATCAACAGTCCTTCCAGGAACAAACGATAAACTAGGAACTATTTCTTGTCCTGAATTTTTAACTGCTCGAATAGCTGATCAAGAAATGCAAAGACTTCCAATACTCGTTGGTGAATGTAATTCTGATTTAATCTTTAATATATTTCCAAATAAAGGAATTACAATAGTTAATAACAAAGCAGCCGAGCTTGCTAAATTCGCTCATAACTGCTTTGGTGCTATGAAGGTCACTTATTTCAATATGATTTACAATTTAGCCCAAGATTTAGATGTTGATTATGAACAAGTGTTAAATGGCGTTTTAATTTCAGGATTTATAAACGAATTTCACACACAAGTTCCAGGACCAGACGGAAGTCTAGGTTACGGAGGAGCTTGTTTCCCTGAGAATATGGAAGCCTTTAATAATTATTTAGAAAAAAAAGAATATTATTTAAATTCTAACTTTATAGGGTTAGTAGAAGAATTAAACGAAAGACATAGAGAATTAAATAAATGAGCAATAGGATAAAAGACAAAGATGGAAAATATAAAAGAATTAGAAAAGAATGGAGTATTGAAAATTTTAACGATGGATATGTAGATAATAAAGGAAGATTTAGAGTTTATAAACCATCTCATAAAAGAGCTTATAAAGGTGGGTATATATTAAGATCAATAGTTGCATATGAAGCATATAATAATATTGAAGTAGAAAAATTTATGGATATTCATCATAAAGATCATAATAAATTAAATGATTCAAAAGACAACCTTGAATTAATTGAGCATAGTAAGCATACAATATTACATAAAACAAAACCTGAATTATTAATTAAAAAAATATGCAAAGGATGTAATATTACTTTTAAAATATTACCATATAGAGAAAGAGCAGGAAGAGGAATTTATTGTTCATCTACATGTTATGAACAAAGAGGAATAAAATGAAGGTTCTTATTTCAGGTTGTTTTGGATTTATTGCTTCTAATCTTATTCCATTTCTTCTAAATAAAGGAAATATAGAAGTCATAGGAATAGACAACTTGCTTAATCCATCAATTGATCCAAGCTCTAGAATTAAATCAAATTGTAATCCAGGATCTTGGGAAAGGTTTAAATTTTGGAATGCTGATATTAGAGACTTACAAAATATTTACTCAATTCTTATTAATGAAAAACCTGATTATGTAATTCACTTAGCAGCTCTTGGTTCTGTTCCAAGGTCTTGGGATCAACCAGGAGTTGTCACAGATATTAATGAGCGTGGATTTATTAATATGCTCCAAGCCTCAACAGCAACTAAGGTAAAGAGATTCGTCTTTGCATCTTCTAGCTCAGTCTATGGACCTACAGATAAGAATATTAAATGGGAAGGATCACAATTATTCCCCGCAAGTCCATATGCTTTAACTAAAGTTAATAATGAACGATTCTGTGATCTATGGTGTGGAAATATGGGAATGGAGTGGATGGCTTTGAGGTTCTTTAATGTTTATGGACCAGGGCAAAGATTTGATTCTAACTACTCAGCAGTGATCCCTAAGTTTATTAAAGAAGAAACAATAAATATAAATGGTGATGGTTTAACAATTAGAGATTTCACTTACGTCAGTGATGTTTGTTATTATTTATTTCAAAGTCTTATATCTAAAAAGCATAGTCTCGCTGTAAATATTGGTTCAGGCTATGGGACAAATTTAAATAAACTCGCTGAGATTATATCTGAAAGATTTAAAAAAGAAAAAGTCTATAAAGATCCTCGTCCTAATGATGCAAAAATATCAATCGCAGATACCGCAAGACTATTTGAAACATTAGGGGAAATTAAAATGACATCTATTGAGCAAGGTCTATCTAAAACTATGTACTATTATGATTCTCTATGAGTAAAGGGCCAACAAAGACTTCATTCAAGCGTGGAGAAAACGGTTATCAAAAAACCGTTCCGAAAGACTTACAAGAGGCTCGTAAACTAACTAAAGTAGAAATTGAGTTAATACTAAATAAGTATCTTCATATGCAAATCGGTGAGTTGATGGCTCAGGTTAAAGATCCAATGAAGCCAACTCTTGAAGTCTTAGTCATGTCTGTTTTAATTACTGCGATTAAAAAAGGTGATCATGATAAATTAAATTTTGTTTTTGATAGATTAGTTGGTAAAGTTAAAGATAATGTTGACCATACAATTAAATTATCGTTTCATGAGCAGTGTGTCGATTTTATCGAATCAATCGAAGCTAAATACGACCGAATCGAATAGAGAGGAGAAATTACAATGCCAAAGAAAACTAAAGCTACAAAAACAAAACCAGTTAAGAAAATGGCCGCCAAAAAAATGGCCAACGATAAAATGCCTTGTAAAGCAATGTCTAAAAAGAAGTAACTTAAATAGGGCCGGTCTTTCTCTCTACCAATCCCGAGAAGGATCGGCCTTGATATGAATGATAAAATAAAAAAAATATTAGCAAATAAATCCTGGCGTTTAAAAAATCTCTACAAAATAGTTGATAAACACGGAAAAAAAGTAAACTTCACGCCTAACTCAGTTCAAAAATTAATTAATATAGAAACTGCAAACAGAAAAATAATTCTTAAAGCCCGTCAATTCGGAGTATCTACAAATGAACTTATTAAGATGCTCGACTTCGTTTGTTTTAGAAGAAACATGACTGCTTGTATAATAGCCCATGAGAATGATGCTATTGCAAAGTTATTTCGAATTGTTCGCCACGCCTATGAAAATATGCCTGATAGTATTAAGCCAGAGCCATCTAAGGGAGGTGGTTCAATATATGAGCTATATTTCCCTAAAATTAATTCAAGGATATATTGTGATCTAGAGTCTCGCGGTAATACTAACCAATGGCTTCACGTATCAGAAGCAGCCTTCATGAAAGACTCGTCTAAACTTAAATCTACTCTTCAATCGGTTCCGTTGGGTGAAGGAATAGTAACAATAGAGACGACACCGAACGGTTTAGGAAATTATTTCTATGATCTTTGGAATGATAAAGATTCAACTTATAAAAATCTTTTTTATCCATGGTATGTATTTCCATCATATAGATTAAAAACAAATGAAAAATTAATTCTTACAGAAGAAGAAGTTATTCTAAAAGAAAAGGCCAAAAGGCTATTTAATGTAGACATAGACAATGAACAAATTGCATTTAGACGTTTTAAAAAATCAGAATTAAAACCATCAAGTCACGACAAGACTAGAGTTACATTCGAACAAGAGTATCCAGAAGATGAAGAGACTTGTTTCTTAGCAAGTGGTCAGAGGTTTGTTTATCCAATGACAATTCTAGAACAAAGACAAAGAGCAAAGAAGCCAATACTAGAAAAGGACGGTTTTGTTATTTTTGAGAAACCTGATAAAAATAAGATTTATGTCTGTGGTGCTGACGTTTCAGAAGGTATATCTAAAGACTTTTCTAGTGGAGTATTAATGGAACTTCGTACAAGAGAAGTCATTGCAACTATTCGGGGAAAATATAAACCAGAAGATTTCGCAGATAAACTTGCATATTTATGCATGCAGTATGCAGCACCAGGAAAGTCACCGCCAGAATTAGCAGTTGAAAGAAATAATCATGGTCATACTGTACTTTATCGTCTTGATGAACATTGTAAATACAGAAACATCTATCTTGATAAAGATGATGAGCGTCCAGGTTGGAAAACAACTGCAATCAGTAGACCGATGATGATCGATGAATTCATAGATGCTTTTGAAAATAAAATTATAAAAGTAAATGACGAAATAATATTAAATGAAGTTCAAACTTTAGTTGATAACAATGGAAAAATTGAGGCCGCTTCTGGTAAAAACGATGATACCATCATAGCATGTTCAATAGCATTGCAATTATGTAAGAAATCAAGCATCATAGACTTGTACGAAGACATAGAATCAAAAATTATTCTCTAGTTAAATAAAAAATATTGATACGTGAGGACTAATGGCCGAAGATTTAAATGCTCCAAAGAGTTCTAATTCAGACAATTTAATATCTGAGGCTTATTTCGGTCTTGTCGAAGAGACTTATTTTAAATCACCTTTAGTAGAAAAATCATATAAAGCACCATTTAACTCCGATGATCTTTGGCAAAAAACTGGTGATTATTCTATATATGAAGAAATGCTTCAAGATGATCAAGTCTCTATTTGCTCAAAACTTAAGAAAGATCTTATTCTAGGAAGTGGTTTTGATATTGTTCCAGATGGTGACGAAGATCAAGAAGACATAATTGAATTTCTTAATAAATCTTTTGGTCAAGAAATGGACTCAATATTCGTAAACAGATTAGAAGAAATGCTTCAATGCTATGACTTCGGTTTTTCTTTAACCGAGAAAATATTTAAAAAACTATCCAGTGGAATGATAACACTGAAAGAATTAAAAACACGTCATCCTAATTCATGGACATTGTTTCAAGATGATTTCGGTAATGTGATAAAATATGAGCAATCTACTGTTAAAGGAAATATCGAAGTTCCTAAAAGTAAATTAATTCATATGATAGCTAATGAAAAGTTTCAAAATCCTTACGGAACCTCTGATCTTCGAGCTTGCTACAATGCCTATTTTGCTAAAAGACAAGTGATTAGATACTATGCAATATTTATGGAAAAATCTGCTTCCCCTATTCCTGTTGCAAAGTATGATAAGAATGCGCCTCAATCTGCAGTCAATAAAATCTTTGATATCATAAAAAGATTTCAAACAAAAACGGCGATCGCCATACCTAAAGAAATAGAACTAGAATTCCTAGAGTCCAAAAGTGCAGGAGAGGCCTATTCAAAGGCAATCAATATCTTCAATATGTTTATAGGTCGAGCTCTATTTGTTCCTGATCTTTTAGGACTTACAGGTAGCGAAACTGGAGGAGGTTCATTTTCTCTAGGTAAAGAACAAATTAAAATTTTCTTTATGCATATTAATAGAAGACGATCTTATTTAGAATCAATCGTGCAAAAGAATTTTATCGAACCAATAGTTAAATACAATTTCGGTGAATTAGAATATTACCCTTGTTTTAAATTTAAACCTCTTGATGACATGGAAGCTGTAGAACTAGCTAAGGTTTGGCTTGATGCTGTTAAATCAAGAGTATTTAAACCATCAGAAGAAGAAGTAAATTACTTTAGATCACTTTGTAAGTTTCCTGAAGGAGAAGTTGATTTTCAACAACCAGCTTTAAATCCTTTACAAGCACAATCACAAACAGGATTAGATCAACAAAGTAAAACAAATACTCAGGAAATAGATAACGAAGAAACTGATAAAGAAGTTGAAACAGAAGATAAAAAAGAATTTGGAAAAGTATATAATCTTCCTAAAGGTGATTACTATAAAAAAGTAGACTTTAAAGCTATTGAGAACAAACTTAATGATTATGATAAGAGTGTTATAAACGAGGCAAGGCCTGTTATTAATAAAATATACTCGGATATTTATGATCAGATAGCTAAGAAGAAAATCTTAGAGAAAAAGGACATAGAAAAAGCTGATACTATTCAAGTTAAATATCTAAAAGAACTAAAAACAATACTTAAGTCTAGCTTTATGGGAATATATAAAGATGGACAAGTACAAGCTCAAAGTGAATTAGATAAGTCTAATTTTACTCAACCAACAACCTCACAAGAGTTCTTAGATTTACTTGAACAAGAAACTTTCGCTTACATTGGTGATTGGCAATATGGAATTACTAAAGAAGTTAGACAACAATTAATAATTGCAATTAAAGATGGAAGACCACTTTCTTCTGTAATTGATATTTTAGATGACGAGGGTAAGAAATTAAGTGAGCAAAGTTTAGAAAGATACTCTCGAACCAAACACACAGAAGTCATGAATAGAGGACGTTTAGAATATTTTGATTCAACTGATATTGTAGCAGCTTATCAATACAGCGCTGTTCTTGATGATAGAACTTGTTTTTCTGGAGAAACAGAAGTAGTTATGTCTGATCTAAGTCTTAAACCAATTAACAAAATAAGACCTGGTGATTGGATTATAAGTGGAACAGGAAAACCAAGGCGAGTTAAAGCATGTAAGATCTCTATCGGAAATGAATGGAGACGAATTAACGTGGGCGAAAAGAAACAAGTATGCGCGACAATTAACCATCCTTTCTGGAAAATTCAGCAAGGAGGCTCTCGATGGATGGAATGCAAAGACTTGTCGAAAAACGACTCAATTGGAAGAATTGAATTGCAAAAATTGCAAAAAATTATTTTTGAGAAACAAGAATTCGAGGAAACAAAAGTTTTGCAGTCAGAAATGTTATTTTCACAGGAAAAAAGCTGTGATGATCGACAGAGAATGCATACAATGCAAGAAAGTCTTTCAAGTTCACAAAAGTTGGTTGAATGCGAATCCGAAAGGAGCAAAATTTTGCAGCATAAAATGCCAACGACTAAAGAAGTCTCATGGATTGAACCCAGACGATTTAATAAAGAAATGTCTAACTTGCAACAAAGAATTCAAGATCAAGCCGAAAGAAGCTCTGACGAAAAACAGAATTCATTGCAGCAACGAATGCAGGAAAAGAAGACTGAAAAAAATCTGTCCAACGTGCAATATGGAATTCGAAACGAAAAAAAGCAATCAATCGATACATTGCAGCCTAAGTTGTTATCGGAAATCAGAGATGGAAACTACTTTAGAAATAATGGCGAGGAAAGAATTATCTCTCCTGAATATTCCATTTCAACAGGAAGTAAAGATTGGGAGATTCTCAATAGACTTTGTGATAATGAACAAAATAGCTATAGAGATGAACGGGAAATATTGGCATCAGAAAAGAGTCATTTCAGATCAGAGAAAAAAGAAAATGATAGAACAGAGCGGAATGAAGATGATAACCATTTTAACAGATCATTGGACAGAGGATACGAGAATAGAATTATTAAGGAAACTTATAGTGGAAATATACCAACTCCAACAAAAGAAATAAATATAATTTCAATTGAAGATTATAAAATAGAAGATTTATGTTTTGATATTGAAATAGAAGATGATCATTCTTTCCTAGTAACAGACTTAGGAATAATTGTACATAATTCTGATATATGCCGTGGACTTCATGGAAAGATCTTTAAGCGAGGACAAGAAGTTGTCCCTCCACTTCACTTTAATTGCAGAAGTGTTTTAGTTCCAATTACTAAATATGAGGATTGGGAAGCTGATACTCACGTTGGTAAAACACCTATCACTGATTTTATAGATGAGAATGTCGGTAAAGGTTTTTCAATTAAATAAAGATATGAAAGGGATTTTATATGTCAGTTTCGCCATTAGATATTTCAACACATACGCTACACTCAGCAGTTAACCTAACAACAGGCTTCTCTAGTACTCCTATGAATAGAGATGCCATGAGCGGATATGCTCTACTTATTAAAACAACAATAAACACAACGACAAGCTCAGTTATTTATAATCTACAAGCATCAATCGACGGCACTACTTACGTCGGTGTTGATGGATCAACAACAACGGTCTCCTCAACTGGTAACTTACTTTATGATGTAGATACTCCACATTATAACTATGTACTAGTTCAATGTACTGCAACCACTGCACATTTTAATGTCACAATAACAGCTAGAGCGATAAGGATTTAATCATGCCTAATTTTATTAAACTTCCGGCTAAATCGACATTGCTACAAGTAGATAAGTTCTCGTCAAGTGGAACATGGACAAAGCCATCGTGGGCAAGATCAGTACAAGTCATTGGTGTTGGCGGAGGTGGTGGTGGGGGGTCTGGTAGAAAAGGTCCCTCTGGTGGTACGCGGTATGGGGGTATAGGAGGCGGCGGTGGAGGTTCTGGATCTATCATTCTTAATTGTTCGACTATAACCTCCACAGTAACAGTAACCATTGGCACTGGAGGAAGTGGAGCTGCTTCTCAGACAACAAACAGTACAAATGGTTCTGCAGGAACCGCTGGTGGAGATACATCTTTTGGGACGTATGCTACATTTTATGGGGGTCTTGGGGGTCAGGCAGGGTCAAACTTAGTGGATGGGACTGGTACAGCTAGACCAGGGTCTTCTCCTGCGAATGTTCCCAATTTATCGACAGTTGCGCCAGTTAAAGCTTCTGGAGGATATTCTCAACCTGGAGGTACAGGTGGAGGAGTATCTACATCTAACACAGGACTAGCTGGAGCTAACGGAGGAGATTCTCTTTATGCTCTTGGCGGAGCTGGAGGAGCTATAAGCACTGGAGGTTCTGTAGGAACATCCGTAGGAACTATCATAGGAGAAAATATTTTTGGCGGTGGCGGAGGCGGTGGTGGTGGATCAAACACTACTAACGCGGGCGCGGGCGCTAATGGTGGTAATTATGGAGCTGGAGGAGGTGGCGGTGGAGCATCTACTGACTCTGTAGGAAACTCTGGAGCAGGAGGAAATGGATCCAATGGATACTTAGTTGTAGTATCTTTTGCATAAATAAGGGGATTTTATGAATAAATATGCAATGATTAATAGAGAAACAAATATAGTTGAAAATAAAATAGTATGGGATGGAATTTCTAAATATGAATGTCATCATGGATGTTATTTAGTACAACTAGAAGAATCTGATTTTGTTGATATTGGTTATTTATATGATCCATTATTAAAAACATATACTAATTTAAAACCCGAGGAGGTAACTTAATATGCCACAAACATATTCTATTCCAGGCGTTGAGATATTCTCTTGTGGTGTTTGGAATGGTGATGAATATACAATTGATGATCTTCAAGAAATGGTGACAGCGTTTAATGAAACTCAAAGAGGAATCAGACCTTTCATTAAACTTGGTCATGATGAGAAACAAAGATTACTTCAGGAGGATGGATTACCTGCTGCAGGTTGGATTGATAGACTTTATCTAAATGGAAATAAGCTTTTTGCTGATATAACTGATATACCAAAAAAGATTTATGATCTAATTCAAAATAAAGCTTACAGAAAAGTATCAAGTGAAATTTACTGGAATCTAAAAGTCGGAGAAAAACTTTATAAAAGATTCTTAGGAGCCGTTGCCTTGCTTGGTTCTGATATGCCAGGTTGTATGAATTTGTCTGATATATTAGGTCAATATAAAGCTTTAACAAATGAGTTACCGAAAATATATTCAAATTGTGAAAAATATAATTTTGAAATTAAACAAGAACAGATTACTATAAAGAAAGATGAGGGTGAAAATATGCCAACAGAAAAAGAATTACAATTAGAAGCAGAATTAAAAACTTTTAAATCTAAAGCAGAAGCAAGTGAGAAAGAACTTGCAAAAGCAAAACAAGAAGCTGAAGAGTTAAAAAAGTTTAAAGCTGATGCTGAAATTGCTACAGCTAAAGCTTTAAAAGAAGCACAAGAAGCTAAAGATCAAGCTTTTATTACTGATCTTGAGAAAGAAAATCTTTGTACTCCTGCAATGAAGCCTTTTATTTCTTCCTTAATTGGAGAAGAGAAAAAAGAATACTCTGTAAAAGTAGGAACAGAAGAAAAGAAATTAAATAAACATGAATTAGTAAAAGAAACTTTAAAACTTTTTAAAGCCATTGATCAAGTTAACTTAGATGAAAGTTCTAGATCCGGTAATAAAGATTCTAAAGATTCTAAAGAGCAAGAAGAGAAAATTGCAAAATATATGGCCGAGAATAAATGTACATATTCAAAAGCCGTTAAAGCAATTTTATCTTCTAAATAATATACCAATAAGAAAGGAGAAAGATTATGAGCCATATAGCTCCAATTTCAATGAAAGTCCAAACGACTCTTTCTGCTTATCGTATTGTAACCTATTTGACTGGGACAGCGAATACAGTAAAACTACCAGCATCAGCAGGAGAATTGCCTCTTGGTATTACAACCGACACGGTTTTAGATACTACAGCGTCAATTCCTGTTGCTATCGCAGGTATTCAAAAACTTTATTTCAATGACACAGTTACAAGTGGTTCTTACGTTGCAGCAGACTCTTCAGGACGAGGAGTTCCTCATACAAATGTAACAGCAGGTTCATTCGTTATCGGTGTACTTGTTGGTCCTACTATTGCAGCAACAGGGACGATTGCTGATGTTTTAATTAACCCACACTTTAAATCTATTCCGTAATTAACGGATAAACGAAAGGAGTAATACTATGCCATTAAAGTCACAGTTACACGTGAATCAATTACTCTCGAATGTATCCGTTCAATATAAGAATTCGGAATACATTTGGGATAAAGTTTTTCCTCAAGTTCCTGTCATGAAAGACACTGATCTTTATCGTGTATATGATAGAAATTTTAGAATTCCAGAAACTAAGCGAGCAGCAAAAGGCGTTGCACGAGAGTTTCAATTCGAAGTCAGCACAGCTTCATATGCTTTAGAGCAACATGCTTTAAAAGAATATGTTGGTGTAGATGAAGAAGAAAATTACGATCAAGGATCTTTACAAGTTGATACAACTGAAAATCTCACGGATGCGATTTACAGACGTATTGAAGACACAGTTGCAGCATTGTTTACTACAACAAATTGGAGCTTGAACGTATCATTGGCTGCTACAGCAGCATGGTCTTTGAATACAATTGCAAGCGATCCTGTTCCTGTTGTAGACACAGCGGCATCAACAATTATTGCGAACTCAGGAAAGACTCCAACCTTCATGGTGCTTCCTAGAAACGGATTTATCGCAGTTAAGAACCACGTAAGTGTTCTTGATCGCGTTAAATACACATCTAGCGAATTGTCAGAATCTATGATCGCAGGTCTTTTCTCTGTTTCTGAATTGTTAGTGCCCACAGCAGTTAAAGATACGGCGGTTGAGGGTGTAGCGCCTTCAATTTCCAATTTCTTTGGAAACATGGCATTTCTAGGATGGAAGCCAGGTAGTGCAGGTCTTAAAACACCTAGTTGCGGATATACGTTTATTAAGAGCACTCCAAGAGTAAGATCTTGGTTTGATAATGAACGCAATGCTACAGCAATTGAAGTTGAGGTTAAATTTCAACCTAAAGTTGTTGCATCATTGACAGGGTATTTAATTAACGGCACAGTTTAATTAAAGCCATTGGATTTCTTTTTGCCTCTCTATGGCTTATTAAATAGTCATGGAGAGGTTTTTTATTTTTAATAATTGGCTTAAAAGGAGCAACATGTCTGAAACTACAGAAAATCTTTTTGATTCAGTTACGGAAAATAAATCAAAGAATCAAAGAAGAAATACAGAGGATAAAAATTCTGAACTAGAAGAAATGAAGAAAAAACTAGCAAAATTAGAAAAGATGCTAGAAGAAAAAATTGAAAACGAAAAGGGTAATCCCGCAAATGAGTGGGCTAAAAAACTAGCACAAGAAAAAGCTAACAGAAAAGCAAAGCCTGTAAAAACTATTTTTACTTCTAAAGATGGTAAAATTTTAAAGATAGATGTAAAGCCAAATGGACAATATACATCTTACGTTGGGAACGCAGTTAAAAATAAAAACGAACTCAAGCCATTGATCGAAAATTGGATTAAAGAGGGAGTTTGGGTTAATGAATACGAATTAGAAACAAAAGTAAATGAATTAATTAAATCATTTTAATAAAAAGAGAGGTGTAAAATCGGAACCTACGCAACAACGACAAGTTTACAAACCTTGATGATTGGAACCGATTTTGATACGGCAACAACCTCTCTTTGTTCAAAGATGATCACTCATGCAGAAAATGAAGTAAATAAATATCTATCAAAGAGATATGATATCTCATCGTTTACCTCTACCTCTATTCCACCACTTGTTACATCACTCACTGAAACTCTTGCTGAAGGTTATAGTTATCAAAGAATGAGTCGAGGTAATAAAGAGTGGAGAGATAGAGGACTAGAACTTGTTAAAATGGCTTTAGAAAATCTAAAGCTTATCTCAGAATATAAATTAGATTTAGTTGATTCTTCTGGAAATGTTCTAACAGATATGAGTAACACAGCTTTTCGATGCTTATCTAGTACTGATTCTTATCCAACAACGTTCAATGAAGATAGTGAACTCAATTGGAAAATTGATACAACGAAGCTTGATGACATAGAAAGTGAGCGTGGTTAATGGCTACAGAAGTCACTTTTGAAAATAAAGAAGTAATGGATTTCTTAAAGAATCTAGATAAAAAACTTAAAGACATTGATGACGGTGCTAAAAAATATACTACCCTACTATCCTCTATTGTTTATAGAAATATAAATGAACATTTTGAAAATGAGGAAGGATCAGAGGGAAAATGGGAACAATGGTCTTTATATTATGCAATTAAAATGAAAAAAATAGATAAAGGTGGAAATAAGATTTTACAAGACACCGGAAGACTAAGAAACTCATTTAAACCAATGAATGTAAAAAGAACTAGCGAAGGATTCTTATGGTTTAATAATGCGAAAACTAAATCAGGATTTCCGTACGCATTTGCACACAATGAGGGTGGTGAAAAACTACCAAAGCGTGATTTCATGTGGTTGTCTAATGAAGCACAAGAAAAGATTAGTATTCAGACATTACAATTCATGATCGAGATGGGTGTTTAATGGCTACAAGAGTAGATCTTAATAATATAAAATCAGAGTTAAGATCACTTTTTAATTCAGCCAACACTACGACAGCAAATCCTATCGATCTTTCTTCAAGCCTTACAAGACGTGTTCAAAAAGTCTTATCTGTACATCCTGAATTTATTCCAATTCAAGCATCTCATTATCCTTGTGTTACCTGTTATATTTCTAATAAATCAATGCCTAGTAATGATATTGCGAAAGATCAATTAAACTCTAAACGTCGTGGTGATATTTCAATTGATGTTGTCGGCGCTGTATTTAATCAAAACTTTCTAGATATAACTAAAGATCCAGCAGATGAAGACATAAATTATTTGATGGAAAATATTGAATTAATACTTAGGTCTAGTCCTAGTTTAAATGGATCTGTACTGTGGCAAAATCCTACATCATGTGAGTATTATTCTACAGTTTTAAATTCACAAGTTCACTTGAGAGTTGGTATTTTAAAACTAGAAGCATCTATATTCTATTAAGAAAGGAGCATCATGACTGAAGATCAAATAAGAGCACAATCTGAAGCTGCGATTAAACAATGGGGCGAACAATGGGAAAAACATTGTAAAATTCACTCTCAAGATAAAGATATTAAAAATAGCCTCAAAGATCTTGAGTCAACTGGAATAGGTAAAGCCATCCTTCTTGTAGCTAATGGATACTCTCTTGAAGAAAACATGCAAAAGATCAAGGATAATCAAGATACTTGTGATATTATTTGTTGTGATAAGTCCTTGGGTCATTTAATTAATAATGGTGTATATCCTAAATATTGTCTTGTCTGTGACGCGAATGTGGATTTTGAAAAATATTTAAAACCATATTTAGATAAACTTGATAAAACTACTTTACTAATTAATGTCTGTGCAAATCCAGAGTGGTCTCAAGTTATAAATTGGAAAACAAAATACTTCTTTGTGAACAAAGACATTATAGATAGTCATTTAAAATTCTCTAAAATTACTGGATGTAATAACTTTATTCCAGCAGGAACCAATGTTTCAAATGCCATGATGATCATGCTCACTCAAAGTGATAACAATGGAAAGAGAAATTTCTTTGGATATGATAAGTTTCTTCTTATAGGATATGATTATTCATGGAATTATGACGGTAATTATTATGCTTATAACAAAGATGGTGATGGAAAAGCAGATTATATGAAGCATATTTATTGCGTAAATATGAATGGAGATTTCGCCTATACATCTGGTAATCTATACTTTTCATCAAAATGGTTAGAGAAATACTTATCTACGTTTAAATTTCCAGTTGTGAACTGTTCTAAAAAGACTATTTTGACACAAACAAAATTTGGTGATTTAGAAGAGCAAATGAAATACAATTTTAAACAAGAGGATTCTTCTCGTGTGAAAAATATGATCGAGGAGCTAACTCAAATAATTAAAAGAAAATCGGTTATTGAAAGCAGTTTATTAAATATAGAGAAAGAACACTTTCAATCCGTTTTATCGAGTGTGTAAACTATAGGAGGGTTTAATCATGGCGGTAGGTCAGGGTTCATTAGTAGGGAATTTATCCTACTTAGCAGTTGGAAGAGAAATTACTTATGGAACCTATGCCACTTGCACGGCTGGGATTAACTTCTTATCTGCATCTTTTAAAACAATGAAAGAAGTTAAAATATTAGAAGAAGTTCAAACTTCTAGAACTAACTCGAATGCAATATCTCTAGGGAAAACTATTGAGGGAGAAGCAGAGTTTTATTTTTCTCCAATAAATGGGGCTTGTAATTATATTGTTCATAATGCCTTTGGAGGAGGAAATGTAGTATCAGCAACAGCAACAGGTGAGACTGCTGGAGGAGCTGGATTTACTCATACTATTTCTATTAATAACTTCTTAACAACTTATTCGTCTTTAAGTTTTAACATGAGAAAAGGGCAAGCAACTGGCGGAAAGATTTTTGAATATTCTGGGTTTAGAGTAAATGAATTAACTTTCACAGCGGAGATTGATGAGGCATTAAAATGTTCTACATCTATGGTTGGAAAAGATTCTACTTTAACAGCAAATGATGTTTCAGGTGTTCTTTCAACTCTCACACAAGCTCCTCTTAGTTTTGTTAACGGTAGATTTTCTGTAGAGACATCAACAGGAGCATTAACAACAACTAGTTATTGGCATGTCCAAAGTTTTGAATTTAAGATTGCAAATAACTTAAATTCTGATTCTGGAGCTCGTCGAATTGGTAGTGACACGCTTCAAGTGTTACCTGCTGGTATGGCAACTTTTGATTTAAAGGCCACAATTCGTTTTGATACTACAACAGCATTTGATGCTATGATTGCAGGAACCAGGCTTGCTGCTGAATTTGAGTTCTTAGGCAATACTATGGGAAACTCTGTTATTAGAGAAGGTATTAAACTGACAATGCCTTATGTGTTAGTAAGCGAAGCTGGTGATCCTGAAATCGGAGGTCCTAATGAGATGCTTACTAGTGAAGTTACTTTCAAAGTTTTAAGAGATCCTACAACAGCAGGTTATGCTGTGAAAGCTCTTATTACAAACAACACATCAACATACGCATAAAGGTTTTAATGTTTAGTTTTTTTAAAAGTAAGAAATTAGAATCAGTTTTAGAAGAAACAAAGACAATTCGTGTTCATGGAATACGAATTGTTATTTGTAAAATTAATGTTTTAAATTATCTAGATGGTTCAAAAGCTCTTAATCAATCCTATGATCTTTATAAATCAGGGCAAAGAAATACTCCTATAGATTTTTATGATAAAAAAATCTTGGAACATATTAAACACGTTATATATTCTGGAGTAGTTAATCCAAAAATAACTTTATCTTCAGATAAAGATGGACTGTTTATTGATAAACTTTTTACAGATATTGATCTAGTTTTGTCCATATATAATGAAATTATGCTTTTTACAAATGGTAAAAAAAAAACGAAATAAAATACCTTAGTAGAGAAAAACTAAATGAATTAGATATAATCTCTAGACGTTATTCACAAAAACCAAGTTCCTTTTTGAAAGATTCAGTAAGTGATTTTCAATTTAATTTATTAGTTGCAAGTGTAGGAATTGAATTTGAAAATAAAAACATGAGGAAAGGGTCTTTTCGTGGCAAGTAAAATAGCAGAACTTTTATTAAAATTCAAAACAACTGGTGAAGAAAAACTAGAAGCACTATCAGATGGATTCGAGAAAGTTGGAAAAACTGCAGGAATAGCATTCGCAGCAATCGGTGCCTTTATAACTAAATCATTAATGGATTATCGTGAGCAAGAAAAAGCTGTTGAGTCATTAACTCAATCAATGATTAATAATGGAATATATACTAAAGAATTAAAAGATGAATATTTAGATCAAGCATCCGCACTTCAAAAGTTATCATTATTTGGGGATGAACAAATAATTGCAGCTCAAGCGACATTACAAACACAGCTTGGTCTTCTTAAAATTACCCCTGAATTAACAAAAGCAACTTTAGATTTTGCACAGGCCCAAGGAGTGGACCTTCAATCAGCGGCGGAAATGGTTGGAAAAACAATTGGAACAAATACAAATGCATTAGGAAGACAAGGTTTAGAACTATCTAATAATATGACAGCTTCTCAAAAACTAGCTGCTACCGTAGAATTTTTAAACGGAAAATGGGAAGGTCAAGCTTTAGCGGCAACGAAAGGTCTTGGAGGAATAACTCAATTAAAAAATGCTTTTTCTGATTTATTAGAAAATATTGGGGAAAAACTATCTCCTGCTATTGTTTTTTTAACCTCTAAAATAAAATCTGTTATTGATACAGCAAATGAACACCCAGGTGTAATTCGTTTTATTGCAGCAATAACAGCAGGCGCAGCAGCAGTAACAGGTTTTGTTGCTGCACTTAGTGCAGCCGGTGTTGCTTTTACAGCTATTGGATCTTTAGCAGCAGGTCTTGGTATAACATTAGGAGCTTTGCTTGGACCAATCGCTGCGGTTGGTGCTGGAGTTGCAGCTCTTGCAATAGGTATCGGAACCTATATGACAAGGGGAACTAAAGATGCAAGTAATTCAATTTCAGAGCTTGAAGAAAAAATAAAAAATACAAGATCAGAACTTGAAAAATGGCAAGCATTTGTAGACACACATAAAAACAAATCAGTATTTGGTGCAACAGATGAAGATATAAAAAGACTAGATCTTTTAAAAGAAAGACTTTCTGGATATGAAGAAAGTTTAAGAAAACTTAATGCTCAACAAAGTATATCTACCCAGAACTCAGAAGAATCAATTAAGGCTGAAATTAACAAACAAGAAGCTCTTAAAAAGATAAGCGATGAGGCTTATATAAAAAAATCTGAACAAAATGCGATCAACAGACAATATGAAAAAGACATAGATTCAGCAAACCATCAAGAAGACATGGCACTTTTAGTTGAAAGAGAAGATGAGAAAAAATTGGCTCTTGTATCTGCTCAAGAAGCAAAACTACAAGCAGAGATAGCTCATCAAAATCAATTAATAACTAATGCTACAACTCAAGCAAATAAGCTTAAGGCGATAAAAGATAAAGAAGCTTTTGAAGATAAACTTAGAGATGTCACAGAAAAGAAACAAGAATTAGAAAGAGAAGTAACTCAAAATAAAGCAAAAGAAGCTGCAAGATCATCAACATTAAGTGTTATTGCGGGAATGCAAAGCTCATCAAATTCAACTCTTGCAGCAATTGGTAAGGCCGCAGCTCTTACTCAAATTGCAATAGATACTCCTGTTGCTATTGGTAGAGCTCTCGCTGCATTTCCTCCTCCATTCAATGCAGCTGCAGCGGCGGCTGTGGGAGCAGCAATGGCTGTACAGGCTGCAAAGGTGGCTGGAATTCCTTTGGCTGAGGGTGGGATTGTTATGCCTAGACCTGGAGGAACTCAAGCAACTATTGGTGAGGCTGGAAGTGCAGAGGCCGTTATTCCACTGGATAAATATCCAAACCTATTAAATGGTGGAGGAACTAATATTCAATTAACTGTTTATGGTGGAATTCTTGGCGATCAATCAAGTGCCTATGAATTCGCAAAAGCAATTGATAGAGAATTATTAAAACTTAGACAAAATAATGAATCAGCAGCCTTTGATAGTGGGGTGGTATAAAATGGATTTTCTTACTACGAATCTTATAAATACAACCACTCAAATTAGTTTAAATTCTAATACATCAACTGCATCAAATATCTTTAATAGAGATCCTTTCTATCAATATTATAGTGATGGATTTAATAATGATTTAACAACATCTTCAATTACTATTACATTTTCTGATACTACATCAGTTTCTAGGATTGCTTTAATAGATACAAATGCAAAACAATTTAATTTATTTTATAATGGATCAACTGCGAATTCTATTACGCTAGATGGAAATGGTTCAACCTCAACAGCATCATGGGCAAGTAATACAGAATCAAATATTTACATGAGACTATCAAGTACTATTACTGTGTCTTCTATTACTCTAGATATTAAATCAACACAGACAGCAGATAATGAAAAAAGATTAGGAATATTTTATATAGGAGATAAATATTATACTTTAACTCAAATACCTTCAGCAAATAATTATAATCCTAGAATAAATCCAAAACAAGTCGTACATACTTTGTCAGATGGAGGAACTAGAATTCATAATATAAGAAAAAAGAAATCAATAGAAATTAATTTGGATTATATTAGCTCAAGTATAAGATCTAATCTAGAAACAATTTATAATTTAACTGTTCCATTTCAATTCTGTCCTTTTGGGACAACAACTTCATGGGATGGATTCTTTTTTGAATGTGTTTGGACGGGTGGTTTTGATTTTTATGAATTTTCTGATAATGCTTCTTCATCTGGATTCTCAGGTAAAATAAACTTAAGGGAGACTCCATTTTGAGCAATTTAATATCTAATATTAAATCTCATAAATCGGAGGTTTTTAGAAAAGCCTATATAAAACGTCGTGATGCAGTAACGGGACAGTTTGAAACTAATTGGTATGAGATTACGTCTAACGTAAAAAAATGGGGACGAATATCTCAAAAAGTTGATGATATTAGATTAAATAAATTTACTTTTGCAAATATAAAACTTGTTGTTGATAACGAAGAAGGTTTATTTAACCCTCATAATGATGAGGCAAGTCTATGGAATGGTTATCTAAACCAACAAAGAACACTTATAAAAATAGAAGCTGGGTTTATAGAATTAATTGATTCTACTTTTGGAACAAAACGTAGAGTTTTATTTCCGTCAACAGCAACTTGGGATGAAAGTCTTTGGGATGAGGAAACATGGGATAGTGGTGTATCAATGTTTATTGGGGTTATATCTGGAGATATACCTTTGAGCGATTCTAATGAAGTTACATTTAATATTAAACCTCTTAATTCTATTTTCCAGGATTATCCAGCAAGAAATCTTGTTGGTTGGACAACAACAGGATTTACAGCTTCTCAATTTGTACAGATGGTAATGAATCAAACTGATGGATCATCTAATTATATTTTCTTACCATTCTTTGGAAATACTACGACAAATTATAATATAGAAACAACAACAGTAAATTATTCTGATCTTAATACTATAACAGCATCAGGAGTTTATGATAAAAACGTATGGGAGATAATTGAAAAGTTAGCAGAATCAGAAAGCTTTGCTCCATTCGTAGATAGACAAGGTGTTTTTAATTTTGTTTCTAGAACTCCTAATACAGATATATCTTTTGAATTTCACGGAGCTGGAAGTTTTAACAGTAATTATGGTCAGACAATAAAAAAAGTAAATAGTTATGGATCAAAAATTTCAAAATTCTATTCTAGGGTTGAAATAAAATTTAATAATGCTGATACTGTTACTAGTTATGTGTGGCAAGAAGGTACTTTTTCAGTAAGTCCAGGATCATCATCTTGGGTATTAGGATCAAGAACACTTAAGATTGAAAACTTTTTTATTCCAGATACTACAACAGCACAGAATATTGCATCAACATTATTTACTGAATACTCAACACTTAGAAATGAAATTGAATTCACTACGTCATTTATACCACATTTAAATTTACTTGATAGAGTATCTGTTTATTATGATCCATCAGAAGTATTAATTAATAATTTATGGGATCAAAATAATTGGGCATCTGATTCAACTAGTACTAGTACAGATTTAATATTTGATGCTTCAAGAGGTGATGCAATAAAATTAAATGGTGATGAGTTTAAATTTTTATCAATTGAAGTCGATCTAGATAATTTAGAATGTAAATATCTAGCAAGGAGTATTTAATGGCATTAACAAGTTTTGTTTCTAGTACAACTATAAAGTCTGCAGAGATGAATGCTAACTTCGATTTTATGATGGATGGAAGTAATTTAATTCATAACTTATCGCTAAGTACTTCTGTTTCTGGTAATGCTTTGACAATATCAATAAAAGATAAGGCTGGGAGTGACCCATCATCAACGTCTCCAGTTAAAATTGGAATGAGATCAAGTACATTAACAGATGGTAAGTTTAATATAAGATCTATTACTTCTGCATTAAGTACTACAATTAGTTCTGGATCAACTGCAGGACAAACATCAAATAAACCATGGATAATTTGGATTTATTTAATTGATAATGCCGGAACTCTTGAGCTTGCATGGTCTGGTTCTTTATATAATGAAAATCAACTTATATCTACAACTGCAGAAGGTGGAGCTGGAGCCGCTGATTCTATTTCTACAATGTATTCAACAACTGCTAGATCTAGCGTTCCATTTAGATTGATTGGAAAATTATTAAATACTCAGACTACTGCTGGAACATGGGCAAGTGCTGGGACACAATTACAAGTTGGGAGCTATGGAAGTTTATCAGTAAGTCAAAATCCAACTGTTCAAACATTTACTTCTGGTTCTGGTACTTACTACACTCCTGCAGGAGTGAGAAGAATTAATATTAGAATTGTTGGTGGAGGAGGAGGAGGTGGTGGGTCTGCTACAGGTGGTGTTCCATCTGCTGGTGGTTCTGGTGGAAACTCAACTTTTGGAACTTCTCTACTTACTGCAAATGGTGGAAGTGGTGGAACTCATGGTACCGGTGGCGGTGGAGGCCAGTTTGGTGCAGGTGGATCTTATACTTTAAATTCTCCAGCAATAGGTTTTGGATTTCCAGGTGGTGCAGGTGGAAGTGGTAGTAATCAGGCAACAACACTTGCAGCAGGTGGAAATGGTGGAAATAGTATTTTCGGAGGTGGAGGTGCTGGTGGTACTGCTACTGTTTTAACTCCTAGTGCTGGAACGACTAATTCAGGGGGAGGTGGTGGTGGTGCAGGGTCAGCTTCAGGTGCTTCTTCCGGTGGTGGAGGTGGAGCTGGAGGAGGTATTATTGCAACAATAGTTAATCCTGATTCTTCTTATTCTTATGCTGTTGGTTCTGCTGGTTCTGCTGGAGCTGGAGGAGCTGGAACAGGTGGAGCAGGTGGTGCCGTTGGAGTAATTATTGTCGAAGAATTTTATCAATAGGAGTTTTTATGCCATCAAGTGCAACAATAACAGCTTTTTATAATTTTACTGCAAATACTAAAGCTAGGGCAACTCAAGTAAATAATAATTTCGATGTTCTTCGAGGTCATATTATTCCGATTGATCCTAATACATCAACAGCAGCAACAACTGTGACATATGATTTAGGATCTACTGAATATAGATGGAGAACTGGATATTTTAGAGAAGTTGATTTTAAAAGTAATACTAGTACTGGACAAGCATTACAAATTGTTGGTGATACGGCAACAGGACAAGGTGCTTTTCTAATTAAGCATGCAGGAAATACTAGAGCTAGAATTGGTGGTGGTAATCAATATGTAGATTTAGATACCACTACTAGTCAGTTTGATTTCAAAGCAAATGGCACAACATTAACTTCTTTTAACTCTAATAAATGGTCTAGTAATATTCCAACAAGTACTGGTCAATGGGATTATTTATTAAATGGCTCAACCTTCTCATCCGTAAAATTAGGTGGTTTTGAAAGAGGTATAATTAAACCTACTACATTTTGGACAACATCAATACCAACAACTGGAACTTGGTCAATTAGTACAGCAGGATCTAGTAATGCATTTCTAGTTGGTACATTATCAGTTACTTCTAACGGTCATTCATTTAAACTTGGAATGAATTTTAATACGTTACAAACAACTGGCTCAATATATATTTTATTTAATAATACAACAACTGGAGTCGGTGGAGTTTTATTTGATTTTTATAAAGATGGAACTGATCTTTCAAATAGAATAGCTAGAGTTCAAACATTTTGTTCTGCTAAAGATACAACAACATCAAATGGAATGCGAATTCATCCTAAAGATTGGTGTATTGATTCATCTTGTTCGTCTGGAGGACACACATATTATTGTTATGTTGTATCTTCAGGTGGTAATTTATTTTTTCAACAAGGTTGTCAATTTCAAGCTATCGAATTAGTATAAAATTAGTTAACAATATTATAGGTGATTATTTTGAGTATAATTAAAAAATTTAATAATTTTATATATAGAAGTAAATACACTAACGCTCATATTATAAGTCAAAATAAACCAATTGATTTAGCATTAGAACTTACATCAACATGTAATCAAAGATGTGGTTATTGCTACCATGCAGACCAAGAAAATCTCCCATTCTCAAAAGGATTCATGGATACTGATTTGGCATATATGATTATTGATCAAGGAGCAGATTTAGGAGTTCATTCAATTAAATTTAATTTGAGGGGAGAAAGTACACTTCATAAAGAATTTAAATCAATTACTGAATATGCAAAGAATTATGCAAAAGGACTAACTTATATTGATAGAATAACAAATTCTAATTTTAAGTTTAATAATACTAGGGAAGATATATTCGAAGGACTTTGTAATCAAACAAAAGTTAAAATTAGTTTTGATTCTTTTATTCCAGAAGTAATGCATAAACAAAGAGCAGGATCTATTCATTCACTTGCAATGTGTAATATTGATTATTTCTATAATCATCCTAAAAGGAAAAATACTGAAATAGTTATTCAAGCTGTTAGAACTTCTTTAAATAAAGATGAGGATATTGAAGGACAAGTTAAAAAAAGATGGAGTGAGGCAAAAGTTTCTATAAGAGATATGGTAACTGGAAGAGTTGACAAAGACTTATCAGAACTAGAAAATAGGAAAAGAGACATAAATAATAGACAAACATGCATTCAAGCTCATGCCAGACTTATAGTACATCATGATGGTAAGGTCGTTGCTTGTTGTCCTGACATAAGTGGGAAATTACAATTAGGTGATGCTACGAAAGAAACTCTTTACGATATTTGGAATTCGAAAAAAGCAAAAGAGCTTAGAGAAAGTCTCAAGAACAAGACGGCATTCTCTAAAGAGCCTTGCAAGTCTTGCAGCTCATTTGAGTCCTACAAAGGATTTAAACAAAACTGGGAGTCATAATTTGAAAATAGGAATAGTGATTAATTCTAGACTAAAGTCGAGTCGTATTCCTAATAAAGCTATAAAATCAATCAATGGTGTTAGAGTAATAGAGCATTTAATTAATCGTATTAAGGATCTCGGATTTAATATTATTATAGCAGTCCCTCTTCAAGAATTAATGACATATAACTATTTATCAAGAATAGAAAATGTTTCAGTTTATGGAAGTATTTATGACGATGATCCTCTTGCTAGAATGAATGAAGTAGCAGAACATTATGGATTAGATTATGTTGTTAGAATAACACATGATAAAATATTTATTGATACTGAAATTTTAAATGATTGTCTTAATTATTATGTAATAAATTCAAATATAAAAAAAGATTATATATTTTTAACAAATGCAATACCAGGGACAGGTTTTGAAATAATATCAAAAGACGCATTAAAAAAAGCATCTGATAGATTTAAAAATATTGAGTATATTGGATATGCAATAAGAGAAGTGACATCAAATATAATTTCTATAGATGCTAAAAATAATATATCTCAAAGCTTAAGACTTTTAATTGATTATCCTAATGATATAAATTTAATGGAAGTTATTTTTTCTCAGCTTGGAAATAATTGTACTTTAAGAAATATAAAAGAATTTATTTTAAATAATCCTGATATTATGAATATAAATAAACTTCCAAAAATAACAATATACACTTGTGCTTTAAATGCTGAAAAATGGATTGAGAGAGCCATTGAATCAGTAATTATTCAAAAAGGAATTGATATAGAATATATTTTAATTGATGATTTTTCTAATGATAAAACACCTATGATAATGGCCGAATATGCAAGTAAATATCCATTTATTAAGTTTATAAGAAACGAAAAAAACATAGGTCTATCTTCTTCATGTAATGTTGCTTTATCAGAAGCAAAGGGCGAATTTATATTTAGATTAGATGCTGATGATTATTTGATATCTAGCGAATCAATTTCTAAAATATATGAATATTCAATAATCAATAAATATGAAATTACTTACCCTGATTATTATAAAGTATTTAGAGGAGTTATATCTTTTAAAATATCAGGAGAATTAGAACATCATGCTGGTTGTGCTTTATTTAATAGATCAGCTCTTAATTATATTAAATTCACAGATGGATTAAGGGGCCATGATTCTCTAGATGTTTTTATAAGAGCAAAAGAAATATTAAAAATAGGTTATTTTAGAGAGCCTTTATTTTGCTATGTTCAAAGAGAAGATAGTCTTTCTCATACTAATTTAGAGGAAAGAAATAGAATTAAAAATAATCTTATAGAAAATTCCAAGGTGAATTCATGAGAAAATTTGAATCAATTGATTTAATGAAACTCTATAGTATGGGTTCAAATAATGGTTGGAATAAATTTCTAAATCAATGTTTTGAAACAAGAAATATAAACGCACTTGCTAAAATGCGATACTCTGTTCAAGCTGGAATGGATGACTTAGCTAAGAAGAAGTTAAACACAGATGACATAAATGTTTGGTTTTGTAGAATTATAAGATCTCTTGAAATTACAGCAAAAAGAATAATTAAGGTCAATCTACCATTACCTCAAGACAATCCACTTATTGCAAATAATAAAGAATGGATGGATCAAAAAATCATTAAGAAAAAAAGAGATGAAGAGCTTGCAAAGTTCATGAGATCGAGTTCCTATTAATCTAGAATTAGATTAATGGGGATTAAATGCTTATTGCAAATATAGGTCTACAACACTTCGGAAGTCTAGAGAAAGCAAAAGAACTAATCAGAGTATCTAATGACTCTGGAGCTGATTTAATTAAGGGTATAGCATTTCATCCCCTCTATACAGGTCCAATGGATATTGAGTTCTATGAAATGACTCATTTTGTTTTTGATGAATATATTGAATTAATAGATTATGCAAAATCAATAGGCAATGACTTATTCTTTGATATCTATGGAAATCAAAATGAATCTTTAAATATCTATCAATCATGGGCATCAATACACTCAGAGAATATAGATAGATATAAAACATCGGAAATAGACAAAGATAATGTTCTAGTTTTCATCGATAATAGTATTTTCCCACCAGCTCTTTTTAACGCAAATATTATCTATACAATGGATTCATTATCAGAAAACGCCAACTTAGAAAGAATAAATATTTTAAAGAAAGTCTATAATAGGAATATTGGATATAAAGATAAAACTATCGGGATTAAAAATTGCATTATTGCAAATGATGAGTATCATTGCCTTATAATAGAAAAAAACATTACATTAGAAAAAGGCATATTGTTCAAAGGTAAGATAATTGAAGAGAATGTTTATTCTTGTTTACCTAATCAATTTGAAGATCTTGCAAATAATCTAATGCTATTTAAAGAAGACATTGTTCTACACTAAAGGGGTATAGATTGAATATTAATAATCTTATTAAGTATATATTAAAAAATTATGAATATAATAAAAATAATGGAAAACTTTATTACAAAATTAAAATAGCAAAAAGAGTTAAGTTAGGAACTGAAGCTGGGTATAATCATCATAGTGGGTATAGAGATATTAAAATAAAAGATAAAATATATAGATTACATAGAATTATATGGTTATTGGAAAATGGACATTTTCCTGTAAATCAAATAGACCATATAAACGGAATTAAAAATGATAATAGAATTATAAATTTAAGGGATGTTAATAATAGATTTAATTGTAGTAATAAAAAAAATAATAAAAAAATAATTGGTGTATATAAAAATAAAAATAATGGATGGTATTCTAAAATAAGATTTAAAAAATATCAGATCCATTTAGGAACATATAAAACAGAAAAAAATGCATCAAATCAATATTTAAAAGCACGTAAAATAATTATAGATGGAGACAATAAATGTCAGAGTTTAGTTTTAAAAGAACTTTTGGACCTTGTCCAAAGTATGAAAATGTAATTAATTATAAAAGAAATAATGATGAATTTATTTATATTTGTGGACCATGTTCTATAGAATCAATTGAGCATGCCTATAAAATGGCAAAAACAGTTAGGGAGAGTGGTGCTACACATTTTCGAGGTGGAGTTTTTAGAGCAGGCACATATCCTAATTCTAATAAATTTGGTTATATTGATAATGAAATAATTAGAAATTTTCATATAGCTTCTAAAGAAAATGGTTTGAAAAATATAATTGAAGTTTTGGACTATTCAAAAGATCAAATGGATTTAATTTCTAATTATTGTGATGCTTTTCAAGTTGGTGCTAGATCAATGCAAAACTATACATTATTAAGAAAATTAGGAGAATATAAAAAACCTGTATTTATAAAAAGATCTGCTGGCTCAAACATTGATGAATTCTTAGGTGCTGCTGAACATTTATTAATTAGTGGAGTAAAAGATCTTTTTCTCATTGAGAGAGGTGGATCAAGTATACATAATCATGTAAGATGGGATCTTTCTATAAGCATAATTCCTGCTATAAAATCAATAACACAAATACCAATAATAGTAGATGCATCACATGGTACTGGAAGAAGAGATCTTGTTACACCTATGACACTTGCTGGTGTAGCTGCTGGTGCAAATGGTGTACTGATTGAAGTTCATGAAAATCCTGAAATGAGTTTATCTGATCCTGATCAAGCAATAAATATAAATGAATTTAAAAATTTAATGAATAAAATTAATAAAGTAAAAGAAGCTATAAAATAAGGAGGATAATTTGCGGTGCATAATTTGTGATTCTAATAACTGGGAAAACATTGATATTTATAGGTTTAAGCCACACGGAATGGCAATTTGCAATACTTGCTCAATGATTTCTTACCCCACTCTTTGGAAATCAGAAGAAGAAATAAAAGCATATTATAGAAAAGATTATAGGTCATGCCCAACTTCAGGAAATCTATTCACTGGTCAAAGAAAGATCTATTTTCATCATGCGTTTTTAAATGATTTATTTGAGAAGTGGAAAAAAGAAAACAGAGGAGAAATTGAAGTTTGTGAAATCGGTGCAGCTTACGGTCTTGCTCTTTCTTGGGTTAAAGACATATATCCAAAATCAAAAGTTTCAGGTACAGAGCTCACTATAAGTTATAGAAGAGTCGCTTATCATGAACACGGTATTGAGTTAACAGAAGACTTTGATGACACAAAAAAATATGACTTAATTATGAGTTATAAAGTTGCTGAGCATCAATTAGATGTTGATAAGATGCTTACAAAATATAGATCTTGTTTAAAAGAAGATGGATTAATGTATTTGTCAGTCCCTATTTGGTTTGATCAAATGAACTGTTTTGGAGTTAATTCATTTGATTTAGAATATTACTACGACAAAAACCATGTAAATGTTTGGACTAAAAAACTATTTGAATCATTACTAAAAAAGGTTGGTTTTGAAATTATTAAACAAGATCATTTAATTTATGATTCTACTTATTTATTAAAAGCATGTGAACCTAAAACATTAGATAAAAATGATTTTGATGATATTAAAAAAATTAAGTCAATTATGGAAAGAATTAAACTTGCTCATATTGCATATAATGAATCAAGATTTAGTGATGCAATTATAGTTTATCCAAATTATCCACAGGCTTATACATCTTATTTTGAAATTAATAGAAAAGAATTTCATGAAAAAGGGTGGGAATATACAAAAGAAAACTTCATTGATAAAATGAAAAAAGATTGTGGAGAGTGTGGAGAATTTTTTATTACTGCAACAGATATCTCAATGAGATTTAAAAAGTTTGAAGAGGCTATAAAATACGCTGAAAATGGTTTAAAAATTAAACCAAACAATCCAGGTCTTTTGATATTGCTTATAAATATTATGAGAGAAATTGCTATCCACTCAGACACAGAAGAAAAAAAGATACATTACTTTAATCAGGCGCGTCAAATATCTAGGTATCTAAAAGATGTTTCTCTTCAACATACCAAGGAAGCAATAGATTTAATTTATTTATTTGATTCTAAGATACCAATTCCTTCAGAAATAAAGCAGAATTAATTTAGGATTTATTTTTATAGGATGTAAAAATATGAAAGTTATTTTTAAAAATTTAATTTCCGGAGCAATTTAATGCTAGACGGAAAAACAATAATAGATTTATGGCCGATATTAATTGCGATTTTTTGTTTGGTCATTTGGGCTATTCGTCTTGAAGCGAAGGTAATTTATTTAGATTTAACTTTTAAAGAGAAGCATGCAGAATATATAAAAAAAGATGAGGTTTTTTGGAGTAAGGTTGATTCGTTGCAAACAACAATGAATCAAGTTTTACAAGCATTAGGTGAACTAAAAGGAAAAATAGATTAACAAAACTAATGGGGGTTTAAAAATGGATTTTACAGCACTACAAACATTATTAGCATCACTTGCAGCTTTACAACAACAAGTTGTAGATGCACAAGCATTAGTTGATCAAGCCTATCAAAAAGGTTTCGCTGATGGTGCAGCTTCCGTATCTGTTCCACCGTCAGATAAGCTTTACAGCGAAGAAGAGCTTCAAGCAAAGATCGCCGAAGCGGTAGCTCCGCTCCAAAAAAAAATCGAAGAGTTGGAAGCAGTCGTTGCAGGCGTGGATCAAAAAATCGCTGATGCTGTTGCGGCATTTAAAGCTGATTTGTTGGTTAAGGTAAAAGAAGTTGATGCGATCGAAGATGCGGCTTTAGAAGAACTTTTAAAATAAGGAGAATGAAAATGGATACAAAAAAATTAATCGAGATTTTAGATAAAAACATTGATCAAAAAGGCTTAGTTAAAGACTTGGCTTTTGAATTATTTTTACCACTTCTTGAGAAGTTCGTAGCAGACACATCAAATAAATATGATGACATGCTAATTGTAGCTTTAAAAGAATTCTTATTAAAGAAAATTTAATATGAGCTTCTTAGCAAGACTTGCAGCGTACATGTTGCAATGGATTCTTACTATTGGCGGTAAGGCTTTATATGAGGCCGTTACCGCCTTTGTTGAGAAACAGAAGCAAATCCAAAAAGAAAAAGAAAACTTAAAAAATTATCAAGATGCAGTTAAGAAAGGTGACCGTGATGAGATTCTTAAAAAAGAGCGTAATCTTCTTAATGGCGAGTAGTTTGATTGGATGCTCTAACTTACCAGAGTTTCCTGCTGATTTTGTTTTTGTGGTCAATCCTGATACTCAAACATGCAGTAAACATGAGATTATTAAGAAAGATCCTGTCACCGTTGGAGACGGAATTGATGTTCCTTGGGATGATTGCCCTCATGTATTTGGCTTTAAAGATTCTGACATTGGACCAGTAATGAATTGGATTAGGAAGGCTCAAGAGCTCTCTAAACAAAAGTGTAAGGATATGTGATGAAAAGACTTGTTGAGCGTGCATACGAAGCCGCTAAGGAAGATTTAAAAAAGGATTGGTCAGAAGTTAAAGGACCAGGATCAAACCCTTTAATTACAGAATGCTACAAAGCAGTTGATGGTCTTGGTAATCCCGAGATGCTTGATGATTCAACCACGGCCTGGTGCAGTTGTTATATGAACAAAAAAATCCAAGATGCAGGCGGCAAGGGGACAAGATCGCCAGCGGCAAGATCTTGGCTTCGATGGGGACGTGAAGTAACTGAACCACACGAGGGCGATATTGTTATTTTCAAACGTGGTAATTCTTCGTGGCAAGCACATGTTACGTTTTTTATTTCTAAAGACGAAGAATATGTCCAATGTTTAGGAGGCAATCAAGGTAATGACGTAAAAATAAGTCGTTATCCTATTGATCATATCATCGGATTTAGAACCTCAAAAGATTAAAAAAAGGAGAAAAATTTAATGTATAAAATAATTATATTAATAATCGGTTTTGTTATTGGACTCAAAGTAAGTGCTCAAGACATAAACTCATTTCCAATTAATGATGTTGTTCAGAGCATGGGAAAATCAGAAGGCATCCTTTACGGTAGACCTAATTTTGATTGGACAAAAACAGCCACAATCGGAATGGGGATCTACCCTAGAGGTGATGCTTCTCCCACATGGTGGACACCTGACAATAAAGCATATAAATCCTCTGAGTATTGGACTGCGATT